CCAGAAAATACAACCCGCTCCAACATACCTTACATTGAATTACAGGCAGTAGATAACCCAGAGATTAAAGTAAAGTTGGGAGGATCTATCAGCCCCAAGATAAACATATTCGATAATTACACAGCTGATTTAAACCTAATAACTAGCATAGAATATCCGGCTGGATTTACTGACTTAACTAAAAACCAAGCCTACGAAGCCTATAAACCTCAAGCGGATCAAATAAGGCAGCAAGCTATTACGGATTTAGAAAATATACAGGCACAGCTAGAAACTGAAATAAATGATGTTAAAAAGACCTTGGAGACCTCATCAGCTATAGAATTGATGTTGAAGTCTGTTCTGCTTTACGGCATTACTTTTGAGGGGAATGTATCAGAGACGGATTATGTAAATAATCTAATAAAGCCATTATTCTCAGAGGGAGCATACTCTAAGTTTTTCAGTAATGGGTATCCTACAGATAAAGGACTGCCAGGAGAACTGTTTAATAAGTACATCTCTGGAGGATTAACTAAGGAACAAAGACTTCAAGTTAATCTACTATACGGAAATAATTATCAATTGTTATCTTGCGAAAATGCTCTTGATTCTAAAGGGAATCCAAAGGATATGTTAAGCAGGATTCCGAAAGTAAAGTTTGATTCTTTATGTAAAATAGTGAGAGTAGAATATGGGGAGACTCCGTTCTTAGGTGACTCTAGTTTGTTTGAGGCTGAGTATTTAAAAAAGTCTGTATACATAAATTTAGGATTCTTTTTGTTAATGCTAAATCACAGTGCAATCTTATATACTAAAGATAAGAAAGACACTAAAGTAATAACTCCAATATCATATATTGATTTTAATCCAAGTACTAACTTCTATCTCAGCTCTATAAATCAAATATCAATAAACCCATATAAATTCTTAGTAGGTTACTATGGAACTGTTGAAGATTATAAGAAATTATTTGATAAATCTTTGATAAACGATGAGGGAAATTATATTAATATTGAGTTAGAAGAAATAGATCCACAGACTGGAAAACCTAAAAAAATACCACTTAGTTATCCCGTCTTGTTTAATTCTCAGTATTCAAATGAAGTAACTAGTCTATTACCTCAAACTCAAAAACAAAATCTACAAGGAAAAGAAAATGCTTATGTAGGAAGACTTATGGACATTAGCGTAAACGTAAACTATCTATTGAGGATAATAAAGCAATACGCAACATCTAATAACACTCACGAGGTTTATTTTCAAACTGTAATAGAGCGGATATTAGATGACTTATATAAAAGTCTAGGGGCTTACAATGCGTTCTCAATATCTTATAATGATAATAGTAATTGCTATCACATAACAGATGACCAAATACAACCTGCTGACCCTAACTTAATCAGTGAGCATAGGAATATGATTAAGGATAGTGCTTATGAAATCCCTATGTACACCACTGACGCTAAAACATCTATAGTAAGATCCTTCGATATAAAAACGGATATAAGTAATAGGATATCTTCTATGATAGCTATAGCCGCAAATCCTACTGTAGATTCACAGGTTGGTTTAGGTAAAGATACGTCAGATTTCGGTATCTATAATTTAGGTACTGAAGATAGGTATAAAAGGTATACCGTTGACAGTACAGAAATTGGACCAGATAAGAATATTAAAGATAATGGTCAAATGGCTCAGATTGCTATTAACTTTAATAAAGTAGTTAACACTATTTATTCTTCAAAAAAGGGAAGGAATTTAACTGCATCGGAAAGGAGTAATTTAACGAACGAAGAGATAGATAGAGCTACTAACTATTACATAGAGAGAATGTCATACGTAAAGAATCAACAATCCGGTTCAGTACACTCTCTAGTGATACCTATTAAATCATCTATAACTATGGATGGCATATCTAGCTTATACCCATTCCAGTTGTATACAATACCAGAGATATTATTGCCTTATAGATATAGTGTAAGTAACTTAGATAAGAAGGTGGGATTCTCAATTACTAAGCTTATTCATAGTTTTGAGGGAAGTCAATGGACAACTCAATTTGAGGGACTTATGACTTTGTTAAAAGATCCTAGTTATTATGAACCTGATAAAGAAATTAGAAAAGCTACGACTCAAACAAGAACAGCTAGTGGAGGATACACCGCAAAAGATACTTCTAGCCAAAAAACTAATATAGAGATTATAATGAAGCTGTTACGTAAAAGAGGGTATAACGATTATGCTGTAGCTGCAATTATAGGAAACTTAAAAGCAGAAAACTCCACACTCAATCCAAAATTAATAACAACTGAAGGCGGTAAAGTAGCCACATATGGTATTGCACAGTGGAGAGATATTAATCCTGGAGGTAGAATATATAAACTTGAGACTATAGGTAAGATAAACGGAGAAGTTATAGATCCTACTACATTAGAAGGTCAAGTTAAGTTTTTGATTTATGAGATGGATACAACAGAGAGATTCGCAGGGGATAGATTAAAGTTTGTAAAGAGTTTACCAGATGCTCTTGCTGCTATGGCTATGTTTGAGCGGTTTGCAGATGTCATAGATATACAAAAACAGGAGGCAGGTCCAGGAGGTAAAATTACTGATTCCGTTAAGGAGAAGACATACCTCAACATACTAAATAAACTAAATACCCAAAAACAACCTGAAAGTAATGAGTGGGGTTTTAGGGTAGCATATGCTCAAGATATCTACAATAAGATACAAAGTAAAGAATATAAGTATAACTAAATAGATAGCAAATGATTAAGTATTACCCTCCATCAAAGATAATAGAGAATCAAAGCACTACAGGTAACGATTATACCCTGAATGGGACTCCCTATACGGGAAAGTACTACGTTACTTTTGACGGTACAGCTTATACAGGAGCAAACCCAATCATAGGTAAAAATGAGCTATTGGAGCCAGCAACAAGGTACAGAAATGCGCCTATACTGGACTCAAACAGATTACCTACAGCTTTAGTTAATACGATAGCAGCAGCAACACCTAATAACAAGAATCTGGACACAAGACCAGAAAATCCACCTACAGCTATATCATACACAGGGGGACCAACACCTTACTACCCGTACCCAATCCCAGAGGACTATGATAAAGGGTACATAATTAGATACTTTGCTAAGAGAAGAAATAGCCAGGGGTATATCATTGAAATATCGGAGCTAGAGTATAATTCAATACAAAACGGTACAGCTCCGTATGATATAAGCATGTATATGGTTGGTAGCATCTTCTGGAAATTAACAGGACCTTTGAATTTTGTAAGGCTATCCCAATATAATACTCGTGCAGGAATAATAGACACGAATAAAAGGTTAGTTGAAAATCTTGATAAGACAATGCTTGGAATGGTAGAGTTCATAGACGGAGAGTATGACAAATACGCTAGACCTACAACCGTTTAATATTTTATTTGGAAAAGTCGATTTAATTTCCTATGTTTGTGAAATAGAAATCGGTTATGTATTTTATCGTAGAATTAGAGGAACAACTTAGTAGATTGCCCATTGAGGAAGTTTGCTATATACAAGTGATACCCTCTAATGATAACATACACCCAAAACTCACTGACACCTCTTTAATCTATTACAAAACTAAAGAAAAGGGCTATATATTTCCTATAAAACATAGTGAAGGTTTTAGTCTAAATCTAAGTGCGGTATATGACTTTTTATCTAAGCATAAGAAGGTGTATGTGATGGATGCAAAATACCATTCCTATTTTTTAGATTTACGTAACTATATAGATATCTATCAGACACAGATTAACAAGCTAAATAGGATTATAAAGTACGAATGTAATACTAAAATACACAATGATTTTTATTACAGATTAAGTACAGAAGTAACTGTAAATCAATTAATACCAATAACAAAACACTATGAGAAGTGCGAATGCCTCTACAACCAGGTAAAACATTATATCGGTCTAGAGACAAATGTAGAGTATTATAGGGATATGGTTAAGGTGTACAAGCATATTGAAGAAGTTGGAGTTGGCATAAACGAGGAACTATTTGATGAAGTATATAAGATAGCGGATAAAGTTTTCTTTATAGAAGATCAGAAAGTCTACTCTGAATATAACTTGTACACATTGACAGGCAGACCAACATGTAGCTATAATGGACTAAACCTAACCGCAATACCAAAAGAGGGAGAGTTTAGAAGGTGCTATGTGCCAAAAAATGAGTATCTTATCGAATTTGATTTTGATGCATATCACTTAAGGTTAATTGCTAATTTAGTGGGGTATAAGTTTCCGGATAGCATAACATCGGTACATGAGTACTTAGGGAAACTGTATCTGAATAAAGACGAGTTGACTAAGGAGGATTACCAAGAGTCTAAAAAAATATCTTTTAGGCAATTATACGGTGGGGTAGAGAGTAAGTATAAAAACATAGAGTTCTTAAAACAGATGGATTCTTTTATTGAATCTATATGGAGTGACTATACTAGGGACGGCATGATTATACTCCCAACTAGCAGGGTAATCCTAAAGTCAAAGGACATAAACAAGAGAAAGCTATTTAATTATTATATACAGAATCTTGAGACATACGAAAATATCAAGAAGCTAAAAAAGATAGTTGATTTAATAGAGACTTTAGATTATAAAAGTAGGGTGGTTTTAATTACCTATGATGCGATATTATTAGATTTCTCAGCGGAAGATGGAAAAGACTTCCTGATTAAACTAAAAAATATACTTCAGGAGGGGGGTATGGTAGTAAAACATAAATACGGACTAGATTATAATTTTAGTTAATATACAAATTTAGGTAAAAAACATGATATTTATAAACAGTAAATAGGTTTTGATGGAATTAGGAGTATTATATTTAACAAGGGAATTAATGCAAAATAAGTTATTCTGTTCTTTTTCTACTAAAGATATGCTAAATGAGCGTATCCAGGAAATTAGCAGTTGCTATAATATACTTTTCGGGAAGATTTTCGTCCTCACATCACCAGAATCAGACGAATACCTCTGTACATACAACATTGAGCTGCAAGATACAGAGACAAAAGTACTACCAAATACTATATTACTACATAGGAAAAAAGAGAGCAACACACTATATACCATAAATGCTCTAAATATAGTAATCAAATCTCTAAATGGTGGCGTACTAAACCCAAAATACACCATAGATTGGTCAAATTACAGTAATTCTGTACTGCTTACTCAAGGCACGGAGTTAAGGAAACTCAACACTTTGATCCACAAAGTTGTTAAATTGTAGAAAATCTTGAAAATAAATTTGATTTTCTCAAAAAAATTCACTAGTATTGTATTTTTAAAAAGTTATAAAGATTATGACAAGAGAACAGATCGCAGCTAAGATTGCGGAACAGACAGCGAAAAAGGGTCAAGAAGGCTCAGAAAAGAGGGACTACATGTGGAAACCCCCGGTAGGAAAATCAGCAGTTCGAATCGTACCATCTCTTTACAAGAGAGAGGAGTTGTTTACAGAATTGCTAGTACACTACGGTATCGGTAATAAATCCATGTGGTGTCTTTCTAACTTCGGAGAAAAAGACCCTATTCTAGAGATGGCAGAACATCTCAAAAAGACAGAGGATTGGAAGTTGGGCTATAAGCTTGAGCCTCGTAAGAGAGTATTCATCCCTATTATCGTTCGAGGTGAAGAAAGCAAGGGCGTTCGACTTTGGGAATTTGGTAAAAATACCTTCCTCGACATTCTTCGTTTGATGGACGATGAGGATCTTGATGATATCACAGATCCAATGGTTGGTCGTGACATTATTGTAGATACTACTAGCCCTGAGCAAAACGGCTCTAGTTACAACAACTCTAGTGTGAAGTTGAAAGCAAAGAGCACTAAATTATCAGATGATGCCGCACAAGTAAAGCTGTGGTTGGAGAATCAGCCTAACCCAATTTCTAGGTATCCAAAGGTATCTTACAGTGAGATGAAGGAAGCACTGAGAAAGCACCTCACTCCTGAGTCAGAAGCTACAGATGAAGCGGCTAGCGAGGATAAATCAGACTTGCCTTGGGAAAATGGTAAAGAACCTAACAAATATTCTCTGAATACAGGAGAAGCTAAGAAAACAGTCGGATCTGCTAGAAGTAAAGAGGTGGACGATTTGTTTAAGATCTAATTAATAAAATACTACTGCGACTAGTTAACTTCAATCTTTGGGGTCTTCTAAGTCATTGGGTGTCGCAGACCCTTTGATTTTAGACCCCATTATTATTTATATTATGGCTAAAGGGCTTAACAGCAGGATTAATTCTGCAATAAAGGGCGAGTTTAATTTAGACTCTTTCAAGAAGAATAAAAATCTATCAAGTACATCAGTAAAATTTAAGGAGCAGACTTGGATTCCGCTATCTAAATCTTTTACTAATGCTCTACAGATACCAGGCGTTCCGATAGGTCATATTACACTTCTCAGGGGACACTCAGATACCGGAAAGACTACAGCACTTCTAGAGGCGGCAGTAAGCGCACAGAAGATGGGTATACTTCCTGTATTTATTATAACCGAGATGAAGTGGTCATGGGAACATGCTAAATCAATGGGATTAGAGATTAATGAGGTTGTAGATGAGAATACCGGAGAGGTAGTGGATTACAACGGCTTTTTTATTTATGTAGATCGTGAAAAGATGCAGTGTGTAGAAGACGTATCAGCTTTCATGGCAGATATACTAGATGAGCAGAAGAAAGGAAGTCTACCATACAATATCTGTTTCTTTTGGGACTCTGTGGGGTCAATACCATGTAAAATGAGTATAGATTCTAAGTCAAACAACAACGAGTGGAATGCGGGTGCAATGAGTCAGCAATTTGGTAACTTCATCAATCAGAGGATTATCATGTCTAGAAAAGAGAGTCAACCGTATACCAATACTCTAGTAGCAATCAATAAGGTGTGGGTAGCAAAACCTGACACTAGGATGGGATCACCGACCCTACAGAATAAAGGCGGTAATACAATGTGGTTCGATGCTTCGTTGGTAATCACTTTCGGAAATATCACTAAAGCTGGTACTAATAAGATTAATGCTACCAAAGGTGGAAAGACAGTAGAGTTTGCAAAGAGGACAAAGCTGAGTTGTGATAAAAATCACATCACCGGAG